AGACAAAGTATTTTTAGATTTTAATTTGACGCAAAAAGACAAAGTAGTTGCAGGCATTAACTCAGAGTTTAGCGAGATAACTTGGTTTTATCCGTCCGCTAGTTCAAGTGAAAATGATAAATATGTCACATACAATTATGGGGAAAAAGTATGGTATTTTGGCACACTCGCTAGAACTGCATGGTTGGACCGTGGAACGCGAAACTTTCCTATAGCTACTGGAAGCAGCATCATATACAACCACGAAATAGGGTTTGATGATGACGGGTCATCTATGGATTCGTTCATTGAATCTGCCTCTATAGACATTGGTGATGGCGACAGGTTCACATATTTGCGAAAGGTTATACCTGACTTGACCTTTGATGGGTCAACGAATTTAGCCTCTCCACAAGCTACGTTTACCGTTAAGGCTCGCAATAACCCAGGCGCAGACTTCAATAATACACAAGCTGGGACTTCAACAAGGACGCAATCAACACCTGTTGAAACCTATACAGAGCAGTTAGATTTAAGAGTTCGTGGACGTTCGTTCGCACTTCGTGTAGAATCAAACGCATTAGGGTCTAAATGGAAGTTAGGTAGCCCTCGGGTAGACATAAGGCAGGATGGTAGAAGATAATGTCGAGTAATCAAGTTGCGCCACCAAGACTACCAGAACCTCCTGTTGAGTATACACAAGGATATATGGCGGATCTTGTGCGTTCATTGCAGGTTTTTATTGAACAGGAGCGTAATCCTGGTGAGATGCGGGGGACTAAACTAACACTAACAGATTTGCCTACGTCTGCTACTGGACTTGAGGCAGGGTCTCTGTATAATGATGGTGGCACAGTAAAGGTTGCGTAATGGGTCTTTTTGATAAAATCAAAGATGTCATTGGAGATATAGCCCCGGTTGTACTTCCTGTGGCTATAAATGCTTTTTTACCTGGCTTAGGAACGGTTGCATCTGGAGCCCTTGGTGCAGGCATAGGCACCTTGTTACAAGGCGGGGATGCAAAGGACGCTTTAAAGTCTGCCGCACTTGGTGGGGGCATTGGTGCTCTTAAAGTAGGATTTATGGGCGACAAAAGTTTTGCTGACAATCTCAGAGCGGACTTTAAGACTACAAAAGGTTTTTTCTCCCAACCGTTGCGCGAAAGTGCCTCTACTTTAGTAGGTGGAGTACAAAAACCCTTCCAATATGACGATTCACTTACAGAGGCGGGGCAAAGGCGAGAAGCATTTGAAAAATTAACGTCTGATGAAGCTTTAGGAATTAAACCTATTTTAGAAAAGGACCAAAGCTTACTTGCGCCTAGAAGCTATACCGACCCGGAAATAAGAGCGTCACAAGACTTCAAAGATTTAATTAGCACCGGGGATTACACTAGAGATGAAGCCCTTGCTGAATTAAAAACAAAATTTAATCCTAGCGTATTACAGCGTTTCGGCGTCCCTGCTGCGTTAGGTTTAGGTGCGATGACCCTATTCAGCGAGGAAGAGGAAGAAGACGAATTAGACCCTCTCGAAACTTTTGATCCAGAGCAGTTTAGGTTACAAGAGACCAGTTTAGACCCTATGAGGTTTATGCCCACGATGAAAGATATTCAAGTGCCTTACGTTGGTCTTGAAGACGGTGGAATTGCAACAATTCCAAATAAATACAAAGGTTTCTCTAAACTTCCTGAAGCTGTGCAACAAAAAATTTCTCCTACACTTGCTGAAAAGTATGCTGAAGGCGGCGTGGTTGGCGGCTTAATGAATTTATCTGAACAAAGCAGACAAATGGCGGATCATATTCGCAATATGCCTACAGGAATGGGCGGGGGTATGGATCAAGGGGGACTGCGCTTTCCGTTTGAGGTAGGCTTTGATGACCATATAGTTCAACCAATAAACATAGATCCCATAGATTTTTTTGCAACAGAAAGTGACGACTATATACAAAGAAATTTGCTCCCTAACGCGCCACAGAACCCTTACGGGCCACTGGAAATGGGAAAAACTTTTGGTGCGAGAAGCTCTCCATTTAGAAATGTTACAACTTTTGAGGACGGCGGAGAAGTTGATTATTTTCCACGCCGTAATGGAGGAATTGGGCCTGGGGAAGGCTCCGGCACAAAAGATGATGTACCCGCCATGTTAATGGACGGAGAATTTGTAATGACAAGAAATGCAGTTAAGGCTGCAGGAGGCGGAAACATAGAGAAGGGCATAGACAACATGTATGGTCTGATGCGCAATTTAGAGGCTAGAACATAATGGCTACACAAGATATAAGGCAAATTACTCGGGAAGCTCCTGAGATTGAAGCTCGCAAAATTGCTTTAATGGATGATGCAAAACTTATTGCAGATAAACCGTTAAATTTACCTGATTATCAAGTTCAAGGGCTTACCTCCTTACAACAGGACGCTTTACGGCGGGCAGGGGGAATGCGGGGCATTGGTGGAGATTTTGATGCCGCTCGAGGGTATCTTGGAGCCACAATAGGTCAAGATCCTGCCGCAGTTCAAGCTGCGATGGACCCTTTCATTCAGAACGTAATTCAAGGCGCACAACAAGATATATTTGACCAAGCTGCTATGCAACAAAATGAACTTGCAGGAAATGCCATAGCATCAGGAGCTATGGGCGGTTCTCGTGCAGGCGTGGCACAAGGTATCTTAGCTTCTGACGCTGCAAGAAGAGCGGGAGACCTTGGGGCACAATTACGATCTCAAGGTTACTCCGACGCAATGAACCGTTTAGGTCAGGCAGCTTCTGGTATTGCAGGTTTAGCGGGCCAGCAACAGGGCCTCGAACAGCAAGGCATAGGATTTGGTTTTGACATTGGCACTCGTGAGCAGGCTCAAGGACAAGCGGAACTTGATTCGCTTCGCCAAAGTCAGTTAGCCCAGATGATGGAGCCGTATCAAAGAGTTGGCTTTTTATCAGATATTTACCAAGGCGCACCTAGTTCCGCTATGACCTTTACTCAGGGAGCTGCTCCGGCAGCCCCGTCACCAATGTCGCAACTTTTTGGCTACGGTATCGCAGGATTGTCTGCCGCTGCTGGGGCTAACCAATTAGGACTATTTGGCTAATGTCTGTATATAACAGAAACATGTTTCGCGGAACACGGCCCACGGATCAGCCAATAAAGCAAGCAGAGCAAATGCTGATGAAAAAGGCTGGCGAAAAAGTCATGTCTGACGCAATGGGTGGCATTGCTGCAGCAAAAGACCCTGTGGAATTGATGAACGCGATGCGCGGTGATGAGCGCACCATGAAGGAGCGCAGGCAGGAGCTTGGCGGCATTGTGGGCATGAAGGACGCCAACAAGACACCTGAATCTGTGGTTACGTTGGTACAGCCTGTAATGCAGATGCGTGAGGCACAGGCCCCTGTTGACCAAGGTATTGGTCAAATAGCGCAACGGACTATGGACACTCCTGTAACAAAGGAGATGACACAAGGCATTGTGCAGAAGTTTAATACAGGTAAAGAGGTAAAAGCTACAACACTTACCCAACAACTTGCTGACAGACTTCGCGGCAGCGGGCAAGCTGCTCCATCTTCTCAATCAAGCATGATGGATTATTATAATAAAAACTTGGAGTTAGCTCGTCAGATTTACGGCGGAGATGAAGAGGCCGACAGAAAACAGGCGTTAGCTAACCTTCTGTTGGGCGGTTTAGCCCCTGCTGGACTGCAAATAGCACAAGGTGTTCCCGTTGCAGAGGCTTTGATGCCTATTGGTCCGTTACTGGCTACCTCTGGTGCTTCAGTAAGAGAGGCAAAAAACAAGCGTGAAGCTGCCGCTAAAGCTTCTGCTTTGGACATGGCAAGCGATCAGTATGCAGCGTCTCAAAAGCTTACTGAAAGAGACCGTACAAAAGATTTATATAGGGGCGATGGAACATTAATAAGTGCGGGGGTTGATAAACCTACAAAACCTAGTGGTGCAGGCACAACTAAAGATTACAGATACGAAGGAAAAGAACCCGTTAATCTTCCTAATATAGGGACTATAGAGCCGGGTCAGACCTTTCCAGTTGGAGCAAATGAGTTAAACACTATTTTTAAGGATATAAGAACGCAACTGAAAGAAGTAAAAGACCCTCCAAAACCTCAAGCTGCCGGGGCACAGGCCCAATATAGATACGAAGGCGAAGAGCCCTTAACTATTCCAAATATTGGAACAATAAACCCTGGAGATAAGATAAGCCTTGGGTCTAATGAACTAAGATCATTAGATACTTCAAGAACTTTATTCAAGCTTGTCGAAAAGGATACCTCTGCTCCTGCACCTGACATGATTGCAGTTGAGCCTGTGACAATAGGCGGCAAAGTTTACAATGCTGGAGATGCTATACCGATTATGAGCACAGACGAGTTAAAGACGTTGAAAACCAGACGGACTTCACTCGTTAGTCGCACCAATTATGATAGGGATAAACTCTCAACTCCAATAGCCATGTTTAAAATTAATGATGAGGGCAAACGGGAAGAGAAAATTGCCTACCGTGAAAAAGATTTAAGTAATTTTGCTGCTCAGGGCTTCTCCACCATTGAACCTAAAGACTTCGTAACTACAGTGCTTGTAAAGCCAAAGGCTGACGGAACTGGATTTGAAAAGAAATACGCAAAAACTCCAGATGAATACAATCAGTTTATTCAACAGGACTTCTTCCCATTCAATAAGGATATGATAAAGACTTTGGGCAACAAAGCTGTTGCGCTGTTGCCAACAGGAAGTGTTATTGTTGCAAGCAACTTTGACCCTCTGCCCATGTTTAATGAAGCAGGTGAAATGAAGTTAGTTAAAAATGATGCTGAAATGTTAGCAGCTCTCAATCCTGCTCAAACTGGCGGGGCATATTATTTACCAGAAAAACCAAGTAAAGACGTTACTAAAAAGAACGCTTACGCCAATATTCAACCTCTTGCATTGAAATTAGACGCTTGGGCAAGTGGACAGGACCAAGAGTGGACCCCACAGATGCAAATGGATTTTGATACTAATTTGGCGGCAATACAATCATCCAGCGTTTTAGTTCCAAATCCTGACGGTAGTGGTGGCGTAATTGTACAGAAAAATGCAGTGCCTGATTATGTGATTGGTGCCATTGCTAAAGCAAGACAGAAAGACCCCAACTTCTCAGATTATGGGCTCTTGCCGCCTGAAGTTGATTCTTTAGAGGCGATGATTGAAAGGTTTAAAAAACCAAGTATTATTTTAAGTGCAGAAGAATCTGGTGTGCGGATGGATGACAATGTTGGTTTTGGATCTTGGTTGAAGAGAAGCATAGATAACGTAACCGCTGTGCTTAAAGAAGGTTTGGGCAAAAACTATATTCCCGGAAGCCCTGCAGCAGCGGAAACCGTAGAAAGCCTCAATTACCTTATTAATCAAACTAAGACTGCTGCATTAAAAGAATTAGCGGGCAAAGATTCAGAAGGTCTTAGAAGAGAGATAAGTAGTCTGTTATTTACTCCTGGCAGTCCGTTTTTGACTAAACAAAAAGTTTTTTTAAATTCTAAGAAAATGACAGCAAGGTTGACGGACGCAATTGATTTAAAGGAGGCAATGAAAGCTGACCCGTTAACAGACGGAGACCTTCGTACCAAATTACAAAATAGTATTAATGAGTTGACCCAACTTCGAGCAAATTGGGAGCAACTATACCTAAACTTTAGCGGCACTGGGAAAAAACAGGGCAGTGCTAATCAGTTGAGACAAAAACCATGACGACACAAACTGCTCAACCAAATCAAGATCTTTCGTTCTCAGAATGGGTAAGTACGAACTTCAACCCGTTTGGTCCTGTAAACACTCAAAAAGAACCTGATGCGATTGATTTAGATTATGATGCGCTATATGCGGCTGGCATACCTCAAGATGCCATTGTTGCAGCAGTTGCAGACCATTTTAATATTCCATTGTCTGACATTGAAGAACAAAATGTAGACCCGGGGAATTTTCTATACGCTTTTACAAATGCCGCAAAACCAGGAACTATCAATGCTTTTACTGATGGTTTAATCAGGGGAGTTCTTGAAACTGGAGCACCAATGGTTGCTGGAGCATTTGCTGCGGGCACAACAGCGGCAAAATCCCCCTTACCCCCACAAATTAAAGGACCGCTTATTCCTTTAGCGTCTTTATTTGGAGCAATAGGGGCCACAAATACATTTGGGGAGCCCCTCGTAAGTGCCGCCGAAAGATTTCAAATTTTAGACAAACAGGGTACACGATTACCACAAAACAGATTCGCTGAAGCGGCGGGTAAATCTATGGGCTCTGGTGGTCCTTTCATATTTGGGTCAAAATTTATCGGCGACTCAACCAAAGACTTTGGTGGGTTCTTGCTATCTGAGAACATGCGAAAAGCTGCTCAACTATATCCGCCCTTACTTTTACCAGGCAAAGCAGTTGATTTTCTTGGAAAAACAGCACAACAAGTTGGTAGATCTGCTCGTGATGACCGCCGAAAATTCGTTACTTCCGAAACGGCAATGCTTACAGGAGCAGGTGTAGGAGCAGGCTTTGGAGACACTTTAAGCCAAGGAGACCCCATGTCTGTAGCTGGTGGGGAACTGGCTGGGGGCTTTATCATTACTAAAACGCCTGCAGGTATACTTTTAAATAACATAGGAACAATAACTAACAAATTTAGAAACTACGGTGAAACTACCGCTAGACAAACTGCTTTTGGTTTAAAATTACAAAAACTGTTGAGAGATACAGGTCGTGATCCTAATGAGATAGCTAACACAATTGAAGCTCAAATTGGACCAGATGGGAAATTGCCTGCTTTTGCAAGAGAACTTTTGGATGGCGAAGAGATGCCAAGTCTGACAGTCGCAGGTCTTACAGACGACCCGATTTTTGGAATGTTGGAGAACTACGCAAAACAAGCGAACAGCGGTACCAGCAAGTTAGATTTAAAGTTAATGGATGCTTATGAAGAGCAAGTAAACTTTTATATGAGATTGGTGGGGGCCTTACGAGAAGAAGGAGACCCTGCCTCCCTAGTTCTTGCTCAACAAATACGTGAAGATTTATACAAAGACATGATTTCAAGACAACTGACCACGGCTAACGAACAAGCTAGAAACGCCGCTGCAGCTTTGGGGTCAAACGATTTTTCTATCGTTGGAAGAGGTATTAAAGTAAGAATAGACGGACTTGTTGAATCAATTTTAAAACAAGAACAAAACCTTTGGAACGCCACCCCGACCGTCGATATACCCTTCAAGGAACTAGACAATTTAAAAGAAAATATCGGTAATATTCAAGAAGAATTTTTTCTAACAACACAAGATTTTCCATCTAATGTCAGACAAGCTTTAGCTGCTTTTGAAGTAAAAAGTGGAAGAAATTTAATTACTTCAGACAGCAAAGAGGTTATAGCTGCTCAAAGAGCTCTTGATAATTTACCTCCATTGACTGAAAAAGCATATGAACGCATTGTTGGTATAACAAAAAACCCCGAAGATTTAAGAATAAGAGGAATATCACAGTTAGATGATGGTCCTTTTGTTCGTCCGTCGCAAGATTATCAAGTTCTTGACTACATAGCACAACGTCGTAGGGCTGGAGATAAATCAGAGGATTTAAAGCTTGCAGAAAGAGCAGCTAATGCTCGCATCCGTCGGTCGAAAGCAATGACTGAAAATCAAAGGCAAATAAGTAAGCCTGAAGAAGAGTTTGAATCACCAGAGTCTATTACTACAAAAGATACAAAAAAACTTCGCACAACAATAAATGATGAAATTAGAAGGCTTGAAAAAGACGGTCTATACGGACAATCAAAACCTCTACGAGAATTGAAAGAGGCGATTGATGATTTAGAAGGCATTGTTTTGGGAAGCGATGATTCTTACCAAAGAGCACGGGCATTCACTCGCGCTAAAAAAAGTGCTTTCAATCGCACTTTTGCAGGCGACCTATTAGAAAAAACAAAGGAAGGTGGCCTGCGCGTAAGAGAAGAGTTAATACCTGACTTTTTGATGGGCGGTAGTATTAACGCTAGAACTATGAAGTTCAGAGATTTAGAAGATACAAAAACATTTATTCAAGACCAGATTGAAGAGTTGGACATCCCCCCAGAATTACAAATTTCGGACGAAGAAATATTTGGTGAGGCCTCACAACAAGGGTTAAGTCAATCTCTATTTCAAGCTGTCTCTTATGCAGCTCGTCATCCAAGTTATGGCGTTTTGGACGCAAACGGTCGTATTGTGCCTGAAGCAGCTCAAAAATTCATACAAGAAAATGACGATATTTTGCAGCTCTATCCTCAATTACGAGAGATGCTTGAAAACGGCAGGCAATTTGAAACTGCTGTAAAGATGCTAAATGACCCTGGAGTTGTGGCAAAATTTAAAAAAGAAACTCAACAACGGAAGTTAGTATCTCGTTTGATCACTGATGATAATCCTACGTTGGCTTTTGGCGAGGCAGTAAGCAATACAACTAATCCTTCTAAACTAACAGAGGGTTTGATTGATTCTGTTCTTCGCGCAAATACTAACGATGAAGTTGTGAAAATGTTGAGAGCAGAGGGTCTTGAGCCAGAGGACGCTGTTAAAGGATTGAAGTCAGTGTTTCTTGATTTGGTGCAGGTTGAGGGCGGGTTACATGCCGATGGCATACCTGATTTCCGTGCTGCCAGACAATTTATGTTTGGCCCCATGATTAAAGGTCGAGCTACTCCAGGTCAAAGATTTGCGGAAGTTGGGAGTGCCGCAAAAGGAGAGATACCCGGTGTAGGAGGCGCAGGGCCTCGTGTAGCTAACAGGGAAAGCCTAGCAACCTTGTTAAAAAGAAAAGGTGTGTTTAATGAGGCTGAATTAGACAGGCTTGAGTATGTTTTAAAACAAGGAGAGAAACTGCAAACGGCAACGGCAACCAGTTTGAAAGACGTTGTTCAAGACATGCCCGGTTTGTTAACTCGTGCTGTTGCAAAAATTGCTGGCTCTACTTTTGCAACAACTGCGGCTAGATTTGCTGGGTTAAGGCCACAAGGTATTGTTGAAGCGAATGTCGGTGCAGCCGCAGCGGATAGTTTTCTTAATTCTATCCCCGGAGCTGCAAACGCAAATCTGTTGGAACAGGCTGTGCTTGATCCCAAACTAATGGTGCTTTTATTAAGAGAAACAAAAACTGAAGCACAAGCTAAAGCTGCAACAAAAGCCTTAAAAAATTACTTAATTAACGCAGGCATAACTGTTGCTTTTGAAGAGGAGCCTACGGGTGAGGCTGATGAAGCAATAATACAACAGGGACGAGACGCCGCCAAAGGTGGGGTTAGTAAACAAAGAGATTTCTTAATAGACAATCTTGATGACTTTACTATTGGACCTGTAAGCATGGCACCCCCTCCTCCCAGGGTGTCTACGCCTGCGCCGTTATCTGCTCGAAACCCTTCAGCGGGTATTCTGGCGCAGGCACCTGCTAATCCAAATCTTAGAACCCAAATGGCGGCAGCTTTTCCTGGTGATGGAATTACAAGCTTACTAGCTGCGAGGCGAACCTAGTGGAAGCAAACTTCTTTTACAGTTTAGGTATGATACTTCATCATGAAGGAGGATTTGTCGATCATCCTAGCGACCCCGGTGGCGCAACCAACAAGGGCATAACACACAAAACTTATGCAGAGTTTTTGGGGCGGCCTTTGGAAGATGTAGATGAACTGAAGAACATTTCCGAAGAACATGTTCAAGAAATTTATAAGAAGAACTACTGGGACCGTGTCATGGCTGATGAGTTGGACACAGGGTTAGACTTAGCCACTTTTGATTGGGCCGTGAACAGCGGACCAGGACGCCCCGCCCGTGTGTTACAGTCCTTGGTTGGGGCCAAAGAGGACGGCGTTATCGGACCACGGACAATGGCTCGTATAAAGGACACAGACACGGTTGTCCTATTAAATGCACTGGCAAAAAACCGTGCGGACTACTATCGTTCTTTGAAGACTTTTGATATCTTTGGTAAAGGTTGGCTGCGTCGCAATGAAGAGACTTTAGAAGCTGCGCTTGAAATGAGGGAAGCATAAGATGTCTATGTATGATGACGGATATGATGAAGAAGCCGCTGACTTAGCCGCATCTTTAGGCCAAGATGTAGTAGGGCGTGGGGGTAATCAAAACTTCTCTTCTGGCGGCGGTAATACTTTTACAGATTCAAGCGGCAACACCACAAACTTTCGGCCCTCTACTACGGCTGGATTAAACCAGCAGCAATTTGAAAATCGTTTTGGGATAACAGATAGAAATCCTTATGGGCAAACAGGATTTGCTCAATTCTTTGATAAATTTAGCAAGGCTCTTGGCGGCAAAGGTGTGGATTACAGCCAGCAGTTTCGTGACCTAGATCGTCTTCATAATAGAAGACCGGGCAGATCTCAAGAACTCTTCCGACAACAACAATATGGCCTGTATAGAAACCCTGATATTGACGAAAGCGGCAAAATTACAAGTGGGGGCATAGACCAATTAAGAAGAGGCACTTTCCAAGGTCCTGTTGAACAAATTAATCGGGAAATGGGCACAGGTGAGCAATTAGCCCGAGCAGGAATGACGGCTATTCCAGGTATAGGGCCGATGCTAAGCGGTATGGGCGAGACAGACCTCTATCTCTCTAGCATGGTCACTCCTGAAATGAGAGCACGAGAGAATCCAGGCCTTGCAGAGACTTTAACAGGTGGGTTCAATTCTTTAAAAGACAGTCTGTCAAATCGTCTTAATACTTTAGCTTTTGGCCCGGCACAAATGGACACTAGCGGAGCTCCACAGCTCACCGCCGACCAACTTGTAGCAGCTACTCAAGCTCAATCTGCTGCTGCGCCTATAGCTATTGAAGAGGCTAACCCACAAGGCCCTATGATGCCCGCTGAGTTTGACCAAAGGCTTGATGACAACACAGTAGCAGATATGTTGAGAGAATCTCGTGTAGTAGACGTGCCCACGCCTACAAGTCGTCCTAACATTTTTGATTCTACTTTAATTGACCAATTGATTGCTGAACAACAAGAAAACAGAGATCGTGCCGCCGCCCAAAGAGAGGCAAATAGAGACACCAGCCTTGAATTATTGCAAGGAAATTTAAGTCAGGCAATCGCAGACAGCCAAGCAAGAAAAATGGCTCAAACAGAAGAGTTAGACAGCGTTGCACCGCGTCCTGAAATGAGCCCAGCGGAGATGTTGCGAGAAATTATTTCTCAACCTCCAAGCCCAAGAACAGGAGGTCAGGCACAGGTAGCAGAGTTGGATACCTCAGTGCTTGCAGACATTGTAAACTCAGGTTTGCTTCAAGATTTGTTGACGGGTGAGGGTCCTCGTTCATCAACTAAGCTTTTTGGAGGCGATTTAGGAGTAAATATTAATCCTGATGAACGTGGTATTAATTTTCAATTTAGAAGGCCTCTTCAAGGTAAAGACATGGGAGCGGGAGAAGTTTTAAGCCTCATAAACCGCCTTGCCCGTTAAACACGTTTCGCCGTCACAACATTCAACAATATAAAACTTGCACACCGCGCATTGCTGATGCCCGTGAACATCAACGGGCTGCATCTGGCACAAGCAACGCGGACAACGGCCCGAATCAAGGGCCTTTTTGATAGGGCCGTCTTCTACTCTGTTTCGAACCATTCTTTTATTTCCTCACCTAAAACCACGTTAGCTATGTTCTGTTTATTTTGCAAAGCCGTCAATATCTTGTCGTCGATTGTTTTAGGACTGACGAGATCCACGTAAGTTACATTATTCTTTTGACCAATTCGATGCGCTCTATCCTCTGATTGCAGCCGTATTTCCAAATCATAGTTATTACTATAATATACAACAGTATTTGCTTCTGTAAGGGTAATACCAAAGCCCCCAGTTCGACTATTTCCAACAAAGAACCGCATAGGCGAATTAGGATCTTGAAAGGTGTCTACTATCTCCTGGCGTTCATCTTGTGGGGTAGCCCCGTAAAACGCACCAAAGCTATTAGCCCCGTACTCTTTTGTGAGCATTTCACAAATCTTTTCAATATCGTGAACATAACTAGCCCAAATGATAACTTTTCCGTCTGTTTCTTCACAAACATTCACAAGTTCTTGAAGTCGATTAGATTTTACTTCACTAATCAAGTCATCATCATTCTTAATAAACCCGCAGCAGATTTGCTGTAAGCGCATAATTTGTGTCAGGACGTTATTGGTGCTTACAAGACTGCCGTCTTGAAGTTGTGCCAACGCAAGCTTACTCATCTGACGGTATAAATTTTTCTGTTCATCTGTGAGCTCGACTTCACGACGTGTGTACACTTTCTCTGGCAGGTCTAAACAATCTTTTTTAAGAACGCGACGACTGAAGGGCGTCAACTTTTCATTAAGCTCTTCCATTCTTTGAAAGCCAACAATTTGATTTATTGCTCTGCTGCCAAACTGACGCCGCTGTATGACCGCGTACCTTCCTTGAAACGCAAAGTAACTGGTAAACCCCAACAAGCGAGAATCTAAAAACTCGCACTGAGAGTACAAGTCCATTGGAGATTTGGTGACAGGGGAGCCCGTTAGTAGACGCTTGTATGCAAAATGCTCTCCGGCAGATATGACTGCTTTAGTCCGATTGGCCTTGCGGTTTTTGATGGTGGTTGATTCGTCAACGACCATTATACCCTTTTCACCAAAATTCTTGCCAAACCATTCAGCCGTTGTAGCCCCCTTACTGGTGCTAAAGGCTTCCACATTCATAACAAATATACGCAGCTCATCCGTGTTCTTACAAAACTCTTCAAACTGACCCCTGAAAGTCTTTGTAATGTTAGGCTGCCAACTAAGCACTTTACGCTGTATACGGTCTGGCAAATGTGCCACAATTTCTTTTTGTGACCAGTTATGAAAAACACCCTTGGGGGCAACAATAAAAGCGGTATCAATCTTACCGTCCTCAAATAATGCTCCGATAGTATCAAGGGCAATCTTGGATTTTCCTGTTCCCATTTCCATAAACAATGCGTAATTGTTCGCGGCCCACGAATCTTCTAAAACTGTTTTTTGATGCTCATACGGTTTAGTTTTAAACTTATATTTTTGCATATTTATCTCCTTGACTATGTTAATGTATACGTTTATATAGGATATATCAAGTGTTTTAATAAACACTCAACGACGAAGGAGAAAAGAAATGAGCGATTTATCGTCACTTATGGAAGCGGACACACAGTCTAAATCCGAATCACCTCTTGGCACTTTTGATGATTCAAACTTAAAAGGTGTCGCATTACTAGCCCAGAAAATATCTCATCAGGAAGCTACAGTCGCTGAGCTTGAAGAAAAGTTGCGTCAGGCTAAAAAAGACTTGTACAAAATGTCGGATGAAGAGTTGCCAAACATTTTGGCTGAAATGGGTGTTTCCTCTTTTAAACTGCAGGACGGCTCACAAGTCGATATCAAGAAGACTTACGGAGCTTCGATACCAGTTGACAAAAGAGAGGAGGCATACACATGGTTAAGGCAAAACGGGTTTGGAGACATGGTGAAGAACATCGTGTCAGTGAACTTTGGAATGGGAGAAGACCAACAAGCCGCAGACTTCAAATCAAAAGTGCAAGAGCAAGGCTTGTCACCACAACAGGCAGAAAGCGTCCACTCAGCAACGCTCAGAGCGTGGGTGAAAGAACAGACAGAGGAAGGAAAGCCCTTCCCAATGGAGTTATTTGGGGCATACATAGGCCAACGAGCAGTAATAAAAGGAGCAAAATAATGGCTGAAAAGCAAATTGTAAAAAAAGAAGAGAACACTGCAGTTGCGCAGTTTGACCCTTCTATGTTTGAAGCAGATGCAAGTGCAGGTATTCAGAACATATCTAATGAAGATATGGCTTTGCCTTTCCTGAAAATTGTATCTGGGTTGGACGGCATTCTGGATGAACGTGATGATGTACGCAAAGGCGATATCGTTAACACCGTCACAGGTGAAGTCTATAAAGGCAAAGAGGGTATCAAGGTTATACCGTGCGCTTATCAGCGTAAGTTTATACGGTGGCAGCCACGGGGCCAGGGTATTGCAGCACCTGTCGCAATTCACGATCCCAATGACCCAAATCTTCCTAAAACAAATCGAGACCCTAATGACAACAAAGAATACGTTGATGATGGGTCAGGTGATTATGTTGAGCAGACAGCTCAATGGTATGTCAAAATTATCAACACAGAGGGGGGCATGACCAATGCTCTCATTGCGATGAAATCTACGCAGCTCAAAAAATCTCGTAAGTGGATGAGTATGATTATGTCGCGTGAAATGAACGGAGCCAAAGGACCTTTCACACCACCAATGTTTAGCCACATTTACAACTTGAAGACTGTCAGTGAAGAAAACAGTAAAGGAAGCTGGCATGGTTGGGAAATGAGCCTTGATAGCCCAATATCTGAGGCACATCAGTATAAAGCGGCAAAAGACTTTAACCAGTCCATTGAGAAGGGTGAAGTCACAGTCAAACATGAGCAAGAAGGTGGCGCGACAAATAACGCTGCTGACGGCTCAGACGACGACATACCGTTTTAAACAGTTAGGGGTGGGGAGGTTTTTAACAGGCGATATATAGCCGAAACAAAAAACCACAAGATATAGTCTCAAGAGCCTCACCCCTATCCTTCTGAGGAACCAACATGACAGCAGAGAAGTTTTCATCAATTTTCTCTGGTCTTGAAGAGGCGTATGGCACTTACGAGATCCAGAGACAGCAGGCTAATGGGAAGCAAGCCGGACAGGCAAGCGTCTTACGACAGCCGCGCACAAAAGAAACGTGGGAAGGGCATTTAAATGGAACAGGTCCTGCCATAGGCATTATTCCCATCAATGCAAACAACGCATGTAAATGGGGCTGTATCGACATAGACCAGTATACTGGTTTTAATCACAAAGAGCTAATAGATAAAATTACAGAGATGAAACTGCCTTTGGTTGTGTGCCGTTCAAAGTCTGGAGGCGCACATGTTTTTCTTTTCGTCACAGATTGGGTTGAGGCGAAGGTTTTACAGGACACGCTTACATCCATTTCTGCGGCATTAGGTTATGCGGGCAGTGAGATTTTTCCAAAGCAGATTAAATTACACCTTGATAGAGGGGATGTCGGAAACTTTCTAAACCTTCCCTACTATAACCATGAAGAAAGTCTTCGTTACGCATTTAACCCTGATGGGTCTGCAGCTACTCTTGAAGAGTTTTTCGGAATGCACGAAGCAGCCGTACAGACCCCAGAGCAGGTAGAAGCTTTAAGTGTTGAGAAACAGGACCGCACACCAATAAAAGACGGGCCGCCCTGCCTTCAGCATCTATGCAACCAAGGCTTTCCAGAGGGTACTCGCAACAATGGTCTGTTTAATATTGGCGTTTACTTGCGTAAGGCTTTTCCTGATACATGGGAAAATGAGCTGATGCAGTATAATATGGCACACTTTGACCCGCCTTTACCCTTATCGGAAGTAAACGTGCTCGTAAAACAGCTTAACCGTAAGGACTATCAGTATAAGTGTAGCGACGCTCCTATCAACGAGTTTTGTGATAAGGACAAGTGCTTAACTCGAAAGTTTGGGGTAGGCAACGTAGGTCAGTCTGCCTCGGTAGCCAATTTGCGTAAGTATAATTCAAAGCCACCGATTTGGTTTATGGATGTAAACGGTGAACCGCTTGAGTTGTCTACAGAGTGTTTGCAAAGCCAACCTGCGTTTCAAAAGAACTGCATAGAGCAACTTAACCTAATGCCTCCTACCGTTAGCAAGAACATTTGGGAAAACCGTGTTGCAGCATTGCTGCGGGACATGACAGAAACCGAAGGTGGGGTGATGGAAGCGTCAGAAGATTCGTCTATTGACGGTGCGTTCTATGATTACTTGGAAGACTTCTGCCGAAACATGCAGACCGCTGCGGACAAAGAAGAGATTCTTTTACGTCGCCCGTGGACAGATGAAGAGAAGAAACAGACTTTCTTCCGGCTACGTGACTTAGAAAACTTTTTAAAAAGACAGCGGTTCTTTGAGTTTAAAACACATCAAATTTCACAGCGGTTGCGGGACATAGGCGGCGAATCTACAATATTAAGAATTAGCGGACGTGTTGTTCGTGTGTGGGCCATACCCGCCTACGAAATCTCCAACATTACAGTAAAATCCCCAGAGTTTGAGGTGGATGAACAGGATATACCTTTCTGATGTTTGTGATATATGGCCCGCCAGGTACAGGCAAAACAACTACGCTCCTTGATATGGTTGAAAAATCCATACAAAATGGCACACCTCCGGGGCAAATAGCCTTCCTTGCTTTTACTCGTAAGGCTGCGCGGGAGGCAAAAGAACGTGCAGCATCACGTTTTAATCTGGATACAGAGCATGATTTGTACTTTTTTCGTACCTTGCATAGCTTTTGTTACAACCTGTCCGACATAAAACGAGACCAGCTTCTAGGATCGGAGCATTTGGTTGAGTTGGGAAACATAATTGGTTTTAATCTCAGAGCTTCGTCAGGGAGCGAGGAGGACGATATAGGTGCTGCAGCTAGGGACAACCCCATAATGCAGCTCATACAGCTCTCACGGCTCAAGAAAGAGGTAATTGATGAGACATATAGGCATAGCGGCATTGAGGAACCACTCACAACGGTGAAATACATCGATGAGTGCTACCGCAAATACAAGAAAGCAAACCGCCTGTATGATTACACCGACATCTTAGAATGGTTTTCTGAAAACGGCTCACGGGTCTGCCCTCGTTTTGACGTCACATTTCTTGACGAGGCGCAGGATTTATCCCCTTTACAGTGGGAGATAGCTCACGTTTTAGATGAAAAGTCCAAACGTATGTATGCAGCAGGCGATGATGACCAAGCTATATATCGTTGGGCTGGAGCTGACGTTGAGCATTTTTTAAATGTAGAAGAAGGGTCAGAAGTTCTTTCGCAATCTTACCGCGTACCGCGCATGGTGCATAAAGTAGCGCAGCGTATTGCAAACCGCATTACAGTTCGTCGCCCAAAGCATTACAACCCAAAGGCAGAAGACGGCACTGTTCACCATATATTTGAGCCTGACATAGAAAAATTTAAAAAAGGCGATTGGATGATTATGGCTCAATGCAACTATATGCTCAATGAGGTATGCGAATCGTTGAAACAACACGGCTTTTACTTTGAGAACAGGGGCTACAGAAGCATTAGTTTAAAGTTGGCTATTGCCTTGGATACTTGGAAGTCCCTAGTTAAAGGCGAAGAAGTCACGGCTAACAGCGTTAAAGATCTTTATTACTTTATGAAGTCCGTCACTCGTATAAAGCGAGGCTTTAAAAATTTACCTAACACACAGGCTGACGATATGTTCACTCTTGAAAGCTTGCAAAATAACATGGGGTTACTTGCAACTAAAGACATGACGTGGGACATAGCTATGGACAAGATATCCGAAGACAACAAAACCTATATAGCTGCGCTGCTTCGTAGAGGAGAGGACTTAAACCGCGCACCACGGATCAAGGTTTCTACCATACACGGCACAAAAGGCGGTGAGGCAACTAATGTTGTCCTGTACACAGACATTTCAAATGCGTCTGATTTAGCTATATCCTCGGACACACGCGAAGGTCGCCGAATGTTAGATGACCTGCACCGTTTGTTTTATGTAGGAGTAACACGGTCAAAGCAAAACCTGTTTATCGTTTCACCTATGGACGGCATAAGGAGCTATCAGATATGAGCGACATGGTTAACAGCCCTAAACACTACACGCTTGGTAAGGTGGAATGCCTTGATGCAATCAAGGCGGCTCTGGGTCCGGGCTACAAATACTATTTGCAGGGCGCGATAATGAAATACATATGGCGATTTGAACACAAAGACAATCCTGCTGAGGACCTTGCTAAAGCACAGTTTTATTTAGCACGTTTACAATATGAGATAGGGGAAACCCATGAATGAAGTTGAGTTTATGTCTCCATTAAAAAGTTTTGAGTGGGCTCCGCCTTTTGAGCTGCCAGACCTGACAGGCGCAAAAGAAATAGCCATTGACCTTGAAACATGTGACCCAAACATCAAAACGCTTGGCCCAGGCTGGCCCCGCAAGGACGGCTATATTGTCGGCTTTGCACTAGCAGTAGATGGCTGGCAAGGCTATCTGCCTATAAAACACGAGGGTGGGGGCAATTTAGACGAGCGAATCGTGGGAAACTATATGAAAAAGGTGCTCGCCTGCCCTGCCGATAAGGTGATGCACAATGCTCAATATGACCTTGGTTGGCTAAAAGCAAGCGGCTTTGAAGTTAAGGGCAACATCATAGACACAATGGTGGTGGCTGCGCTGCTGGATGAGAACCGTTTTAGCTACAGTCTGAACGCTGTTGCTTATGACCATATCAACAAAACGAAATCAGAACGTGCCTTGGTCGAGGCTGCAAAAGAGTTTGGCTTTGACCCCAAGGGGGAAATGTGGCGTATGCCTGCCAACTTTGTAGGTGAATATGCAGAGCAGGATGCGGTGCTTACACTTGAACTGTGGAAATATTTTAAAATTCAAATACAACGCGAAGAACTGACCACGGTTCACGAGCTTGAGCGGGACCTACTGCCCTGCCTTGTTGATATGACCTTGCGGGGCATTCGTGTAGATCAAGACGCAATGGAGCGGGCAACTCAGTTTATGCTAGGGGAAGAAAAGAAAGCCCGTGAACAGTTAGACAATTTAGTTGGATTTGACGTTGAAATATGGGCGGCAGCTTCTATCGCCAAAGCTTTTGACAAACTTGGTCTGGATTATCCTAGAACAGCTAAAGATGCCCCGTCATTTACAAAAGCATTTCTAAATAATCACACACACAAACTACCTAAGCAGATATTGCTGGCAAGAGAATTTAATAAAAGCAAAGGTACGTTTATCGACGGGCTGCAGAAGCATATAGGTCGGGACGGTCGGGTGCATGGCCATATCAACCAGATTAGATCTGACGACGGTGGGACCGTTTCGGGACGAATTTCTATGAATAATCCTAACCTTCAACAGATTCCTGCCCGTCATCCGAAGTTAGGGCCCTTAATTAGGTCCGTTTTTGTACCAAATGAAGGAGAGAAGTGGGCGTCAATTGATTACTCACAACAGGAACCACGCATATTGGTGCACTTTGCGGCCTTATACCAAAAGAAAACAGGCAAGCTTATGCCCAAAGTTGACGAATTTGTTGACGGTTACAGAAACAACCCAGACATGGACTTTCATACGATGGTCGCGGACATGGCAGACATACCGCGCAAGCAGGCAAAGGTCATTAACCTGGGCATGATGTACGGCATGGGTGTCGGCAAGCTGGGAGATCAGTTGGACCTGTCCAGTGAAGAGGCAAAAGATTTAACACAGCAATATGACCAACGAGTTCCGTTTGTCAAAAAGCTTATGCGGGTGGTGCAAGACCGTGTTCAGAACGGCAATGAAGAGGGCTCTATCCGGTCTCTGCTGGGCCGCAAGTGTAGGTTTCCAGACTTTGAGCCTACCAAGTTTGGTATGCACAAGGCCATGAAGTATGATGAGGCCCGCGCACATTACGGGCCCACAGTTCCCCTGCAACGGTCCAAGGCATACAAAGCTTTAAACCGTTTAATACAGGCGTCGGCTGCGGACATGACCAAGAAAGCAATGGTAAACCTGTACAAAGAAGGGTGTTTGCCCTTGTTGCAGGTGCACGATGAGCTCGCTTTCAGCGTAGAGCATGAGCAAGTCGCGAAGAATATCGCAGAGATCATGTGTGACGCTATAGAGTTAGAAGTGCCCATGAAGACAGATATTGAGATAGGAAGCAACTGGGGCGAGAGTATGTAGGTTTTCTCTTGCCATTTCTAGTATAATCTCTTATATTATCTTACAGGCAGAGCAGGGGTCCAACCCTCATTTGAGGCCCTGCTCTTGCCGGGTCAATTATAAAGAAGGGTATTATGGACACATCAAAATGGAAATCAGTTTTAGTGCCTATCAAAGTATATAAGGGCATTAAGAAAATTGCAGAATTAGAAAACCGAAGTATATCTGGTCAGCTTCGCGTCATGTTTGATGTGTTTTGCAGGTCAGAAGGGTATGAGATAAAAGAGACAGATTAATATCTAGATTCACTTTGACCTTCTCTATAGACTGATAGAATCAAACAAATGAGGAGTGAAATATGTTGGATTTACCTACCCGAAGACCTTGTGTAACGAAGGAAGTTGGCATGGGGCTGTCTGTAACTGTAAGTTATCATCCAAAGACAGGCCAACCTATTGAGGTTTTTCTATCTGAGCGGGGCAAAGCCTCCGACAATCCAATGCAGGAAGCGTTATATAACCTTGGCGTTACGGCTTCTTTGCTTATGCAGGACGACAATCCCTATATAGAGCAAGAAAAAAGAGCAACCAGTTAAGCTGCTCTTTTAAAAAGTTCGTATACAAAAGGGGCAGAGAAAGTTTTAACCAGCCGATCCCATATATCTCTGCCCTATTTCTTCTTCTTTGGCCTGCCCCGCTTCTTAGGTGCGGCTTTCATTTTCTTTTCTCGCGCTTTGTTCAACATATCTTGAACCTCTTCCTCCTGTGGATGTTTGAACGGTTCAAGCTTTTCTGACTTCGCAAAGCACGGAAAGAATACTTTTAAAAACTTCTGCAACATGTTGGTCTCCTTATAACCATTGAATGCGGGGCTGAGCCCCTTCTTTCGTAAATGGGTCTATCTCCCAGACAAACCACGCCATAGCTGTCTTGCCCGAACCATACCACGCTTCTTCGTGGTCGCCCCGAATCAAGGTCAGCCTCTTTGTATGCACTAGCACTTTACTAGGCGGCATATCTTTAAAAATTTCTGTATACCGTTTTTGTCCCTCTAAAAATGCTAGTCGCAACAAAAATATAAACCCCTCGCCCTGCTTGTTCTCAACCTGGAGTTTGTAAGCATGTTTCACAAACTCATTCGCAAGCTTGTATGGGGGGTTTGTAATTATCCACGGAGCAAAGCTCTTCTGCTCCATTAAAAAATCTACACCGTGTGTGTCACCATACCCACGGTCCACAAGATCCGTGCTGTATGTGCTTAACCCTGCTTCTTTAAAAACTTCTGACATATGACCCTCGCCACACGCGGGCTCCCATATAGCATACCCGTTCCCCTCTTCAGGAAACTTTAACCACGGACAACGGGCCATCATGGCCTTTGTGGCTTCAGGAGGCGTTGGATAGAAATCATCCTTTTCTCTGTTATCCGGCATTGTAATTACTCCATATCCATTTGCACCATGATGACCATATAGTTTGTGTAACGTCCAGCCTTCCGGTACAGGGTCATCGACACTGACATATCTACATATTAACCGCACTAGTATGGACGCTGATGACGCATGGGCTTGCGACGCTTTAGCGAACCGCTCGCTAACCCCTGCCCACGCTTCTGGGTCAGGTAAGTGCGTTTGCTCTTTGGGTCATCACGCTTCGAGCCTTTGTTCTTTTCATATGTTTTGTAATAAAAAAGCCGGTCTCTCATGTCCGCTAAATGCTTTTTAAATTCTTCTACGCTCATGTCTGCAGCGTTCATATAAAACTCCTCTTGACTTATATAAAATAACTCTTATATACTAATGACCTATTCAACAGTTGTCAAGGAGAACAAAATGACAGAAAACAAAAAGAAAGCTGGTCGTCCCCGTAAAGTCGAGCTTAAAGTTGCAGGCGAAGTGGTCCAACAGATAAACCGCCCACAAGGCGTTGTGTTTACTGAATCTGATTTACAGATTTTGAGAAATACCCGGAATATGCTGACCACTTTACATCTGCGCTATTTGAATAGAGAAGAAATCAAATACCAGGATATGACCGCTGTTGTACAGGTTGATAAAGATTTTAGTGAGTTGATAGATAAAATATTATTAATTGATCAAAAGTCTCAAAAATAGGAAGATAAGCACATGGATGA